TCACACCTCCGCGTCGCCGCTCGCCTCCGTGTTTTCAACGCCGTTTACGTCTTTCAATGCTCCGACATACTTTAATTGTACAAGGTCTTTAATCGCTTGCGGAATATTCTTGTTGTTTGCATAAACGGCTGAAAGAATATCCAGTACAGCCTTGCTGTATGTAATCATTTCCTGAAACTGCGGACTACGTTCAAGTTCTGTTTTCGTAAGTTCTTTTACATAAACTTCAAAGTCGTTGTATTTTTCAATTAGAGTATTTGCCGCTTTTATCACTTCTGCGTTGCTTTCGGTATTCGCTGCTGTTTCTGCCTGAATATCCGATTTATGCCGCTTATTGTCTTTAATTTCCTTTCTTAAATTGACTATAACGGCAAATATCGTTCCCAAATTTGCCGTACTGAGCAGCGGTACTATATTTTCCTTGCACCACGCAAAAATCTGACCGAAAAATGTATTATCTTGCGTCGGCTGTTCGTCCACCTGCTCTAAGGCGGCACTTTCCGTTGCGGTTTGCGTTTCGGCAGCATAAGCCTTATTCGCGGAAACCGAGCAAAAAAAGCACACGCAAAAGGAAAGCACGACCGCAAGTAAAAGAATGATATAAATGCGATTTTTAGTTCTGATTTTCATAGATTACCTCCGTTATTCAAAGTCGTAACCCTCGATAAGCCTATCGAGTTTTTTCACAATTTTGGACTGTTCATTGTTCAGGTGCACAATGTCGTTTTTTATGTCCTGAATTTCCGAGAGAACAGCAATTATTTGCAGCGGCGTGTCTACGCCGTTCGGACAGCAAATTACTTTGCCGTCAATACGTTTTACATAGATACTTTCGCACGCGTATTTCGGCGCGTCTGGCTTACCGTTTAGAACAACGACGGTGCATTTTACAATGCTGTCCAGAAAGTCCGCAGGAATGCTGCAAGTTCCCTTTTCAAGCATACGATAAAGACTATCGCAGCCTGCGTTTTCAAAAATTGCCGTCGCCCCGTCTGGCGCGCCTGTGAACGTGATAATAAGTTCGTCTGCAACGACTTCGGGCTCTCTTGTTAAAATAAAGCCCTTTTTTACGATTTCAATGAGTTTGTATTCCATTTTCATAACGTGCCTCTTAACTGATTACGAAATAATCGTCGCTGAACTCGTTTCCGTTCGCGGTAATTTCTTCGTAAGTTTTGCCGTCAAGGTTGTTTACCCAGATTTCAAGCGCGTCGTCGCGCTCTCTTTCCGAGAGAAACCCCTGCGCGATCTGCGCGTTCGCCTTTTCAAGCCACTTTTGCTTACTGAAACGTTTTGCTGCCATTTTAATTTACCTCCGTAATAGATTTAAGCCGCTGACAATACGGCTGCGTTATGCGCCATAAATTTACACGCATTGCCTTTTGTGATAATGGGCTTTATATTCTCGACGTAATACTTCTTGAAATTGATACGTTTCGCCCAACCCATATACGATAAAAACCTCATTACTTGCCTTAATCTCACACCGAAACGTTTTATTTTTCGGACGGCGCGGGTTAGTGAGTAAAACATTTTCTTTCTTAAAACGGTGTATTTCCCATAAAACCTGTAACCGACAAAATCAATAGGTCGGCTGCCGAATTTCCAGATTTGCCAATCGTGTTTAAGTTTCAAATTTTCTTTACCCAAACTTGTATCGAACGCGATTTTTGCTTTGTGCAATTTCCTTTTGTTCGCGTCCAGAAATACAATGTCGTCCGCATATCGCGCATAATGCTTAATACGCAAATCCTGTTTCGTTTCGTGGTCGAAACGTTGCAAGTAAAAATTCGAGAACGCCTGCGAGGTGTAGTAACCTATCGGCAAACCTGCACCTCCGTTATCGAGTATTTCGTCGATAAGTTTCAATACCTTTTTATCTTTGATTACACGGCGAAATTTTTGCTTTAACACCTCAATATCTACCGATTCAAAGAAATGGTGTATATCCGCTTTCATAACGTATTTTATACGTTTATCTTTCTTAATGAAATGCTCGATTGCTCTCTTTGCCGCAAGTGTTCCGCGATTTTTGACAGAACCGCAGCAGTATCTATCCATTCCGCGATTTATTATCGGCTCAATTACTTGCATAAGTGCCCAATGTATAATCTGGTCTGGATAGAATTTCGGCACTTTTATATGCCTGATTTTCTTATGCTCCCGCCGAGTTTTTAATATCGGCGGGGCAAAATAGTAATTTCCGCTGATTAGTTTTTCTCGTATTTTATCCGCATAACGTTCGGGGGTTTCCGCAGCGTCTTTAATAATTCCACGCTTCGATTTTTTATTTTTCGTCGCATTATGTATGGCTAAAATAATGTTATCTTTCGACACTATTTTTTCAAATAAATATCCTGTTCGTTTCATTGTGTCCTTTATTTTTCAAAGAGTCTTTGTTGCTGCCTTATGGTGTTTCAAATTCTTTCGACTTACTAAACCACACTCTTTACGGCTATTTCTGACCGAGTGGTCTGTGAATTATAAACCCTATTTTTATTCCTTTTGCAACAAATTCGCCCGCCGATGTTCGAGTTCGCGTTCGACGCGGTGTTGTTCCCGTTCCAATTCCAGAGCCCAGCATTCGCACCGTTATTCCAGTTCCCGCCGCAATTCAACACGGCTGTGTTCGGTTTATAACCCCATTTTTATAGATAACTGTGAGAAAAATTTTTCTTTTTTCGGGGGAAGTTTCCCCCGTTAGCCCCCTCAAAGAGGTTTATAACAAAGACGCCCGCCGATGTCCGAGGCCGCGAGCGACGCGGAGCTGTTCCCGCCCCAATACCAGAGCCCAGCACGCGCACCGCTATTCCAGCTCCCGCCGCAAAGCAACACGGTGCCCGCGTTGTTGACGTAATAATAGTCGCTATAATACGTCGTACTGCCCGCGCCTATCGCGGTTGCATAACCTAAGAGAGGGTTTTTAGCAAACGGCGTAACCTCTTTCAAATACCCCTCAGACATAAGTCTGTCGCCCATATAGGTATAAGGCGCGTCGTGTTTATCGTCGGCATAAAATTCAGGATCTTCACAAACGTAAATTTTTTCAGAATCGAAATTGATACCGTCGCACCACTTCCAAACATTGCCGAACGGGTTTTCAATACCTCTATACTTGCAGGCGTGCTTGCCGTCCGTGTTGCAAGTCGCGCAGTCCTCAACGTGGTTAGTATTCCACGAGCCCGACGCAGTTTTTACAAGGTCGGTATGCCCAGTAATGAGTGCGGCGGTATTTTCGCCGTTCGTCCAGCCCTGCATTACGCTTTGCGAGTTCGTTGTTGCGAACTCAATCATAAACAACTCTTTAATGATTGCGTCAATCAAAAAGTCGTACTGTTGATAGCCTTTACCCACGTTACGGCAACGCGTTCTATACGTTCCTCTCGTAATGCTTACGAGAACGGTCTGCCCCGATTTCGATTTTACTTTCTGATTTTGCGCGTCATAGTTCTTATCGCCTGACGCAACCAAAGAGCCCTCGTATTTCCCGACAAGGATATAATCGAGTTCATTGCCTTTCCCGTCTACAAAAAGAGTTCCGAACCCGTCATAACGGCAACCAGAAATTTGGTGCTTGTACGTTCCGTCGCTGTTTTCCGTGATTTTGGTATAAAATTTCGGTATGCGAATAAACACGTTACCGTATTCGTCCACAACCTCTTTCATTTCGCACCACGGGAAACACTTGTCGAAGTCGCTCGTGATTTCACTCACGCCGCGAGCATAAGAAAGCCCCGCCGCAGCGTCCGTTCTGGTAAGCGTGGGCGTAGATTTTCCCACGCCGTCAACGCCATAGATTTTTGTTTTTTCTAATAACATTGTTTGTCCTCCTGTTATTATTGGTTGTTATTTTCAAGGCTTGCGAGCCTATCTTTGATTGATTTAATTGCTTTGTCAATTTCGCCGCCCTTTGTGTAGCCAGCGGCTTTTTCAGCCTCTACCGAGTAATAAGACGAGCCGACGCTCTGGTGTTCGTTTTCTATCGTTACTCTCAATTCCTGACAAGCGTCGGAAACTTTCTTATTGATTTCTGTATTCGAGTAGGTTTCCGCTTTTTTGTAAACGTCGCCGCTTGCGGCAGCCCCCACGTCGGCGGCAGTAAGTACAATATCCGCAGTAAGCGGCTTGCCGTTGATTTTCCTGCTATCCGCAACAAGCCCGCTTATAAGCGAAGAAACGTCGATATTTATAACGCTGCCGCTTTGCAACGTAAGAGTTAAAATTCCGTTCTTATATGAGCCGTTGGATATAAGGCTTTCGATAGGCAAATCAACCATACCCGAACTTAAAACTTTGCCCTCGCTGTTTTTAAGGGATATAGTAAGTTGATAATTTGTCGTATTAAGAGATACGCCGATACTGAACCCCGCAGCGGCAAACAAATCGTCGTATAGCCTGAACTTTTTGTCGATACCGCCACCCTTTGTGTAGTTTCGGGCGCGCTCCGATTCTTCCGCCCAGAAAGCCGCGTGAGCGTAAATTTCTTTTTGGTCGATTTCGCTCATTGAATACGTTTCGCTTTTCTTGTAAGCCCCCACGTCGGCAGCGGAAAGCACAATGTCGCCGCTAAGCGGTTTACCGTTTATCGTTCGGGTTTCGGCAACGAGCCCGTCGATAAGGTCAGATATATCAATTTCAATAGAGTTATTATCAACCCCCTCTTGATTATTTCGGAGCGTTAAAGTAAGTTTTTTCGTTGCCGCATTGTAACTTCCTTTAATAATCATTTGTTCGAGCGGTAAGTCGATTTCCTTACTTTCGCTTAAAACAGTACCCTCAAAGTTTTTTAGTACCGCTTTCATTTTGTAGGTAGATTTATCTATTGTAAGGTCAATCTGAGAACCAAGCAATAAGTCCTGTGCGTCCGTGTAGCCTTTATTTGCCGCGCCGTTTGCCACCGTGGGAATTGCACAGAAAAGTTGATTTTTCGCGTTATAGAGCGGAATTGCGCCCGCAAGAGGGCTTTCTGAAATAAGAACGGTAGCCTGCGAACCGTCGGGCATAATTATGTAAGCCCGCTTATATGTGTTCGTAGCCGTTACTTTATCGAGTTTCTTGTTGCCGAGATTTGCAATATCCGTATCGTTGCTGCTTATTTGTGCGGCAAGACTGTTTATAATCACTTGCAGCGTTTGTTTCGTCGTTGCCGACGCAGAGGGATAAAGTTTAAGAATTTTATTCGCAAAATCACCGCTTGTGAACGCCTCGGTAAGGTCTTTCAGAGTTTTTACGCCGTAATCGTCAAGAACTATGCGAATATAACTCTCTGCGTCCTCGCCGCAGATTGCGTCTTGAATTTCATTGATTTTACCAGCCAGAAACGTGGCAAGTTTATCGAACCACAGTTTTAATTCCAGCGGGGATAAACCGCCTTGTCCGTACTGCGCCGAGTTATTAGGACGCGTTGCTAACGCCTGAACGCCGTTTTTGGTAATCTGCGTAGAAGTTATTTTTTGTAAAGTTTTTGTTTCGCTCATATTGTTACCTCGCTTATTCTTTATATCGTCCAGCCACTCTGTATCTGAACGAAACATAATAGAGCGCAAACGGTTTCAGATACTCGTCGGAATAAATAAAATACTGCTTTTCAACCCATTGTTTCTCTTTTTCTTTTACCGCAAAAAGGCTTTGTTCGGTAGTATTGAAAGAGAAGTCGGAAAAGTCCATATCTTCAAACGAAAACAACGCGCTGTTGATACGCGCTATCTGCTTATACGGCGTTTTGTTTGTCCTGACTTTAATCTTTGCAGCCGAATTTCTGAAAGATTTTGTTTTTATAACCGTAGAACGCTTTATCGTGGTTTTTGTAAGGTGCGGAATCTGGCAGTTATCCATAAGCGTGGCGCACCCGCTGAAAATCGTCCTTTCGTCGAAATTATACGTTTTTGGCGGCAGTTCGCCGTCGTCGTTCCTTTGGTCGAAATTAAAGGAACATACAACGCCGTTTACGCAGCCAAAGAACAAATTATCGTCTATCGAACTTAACGCAGTTGCTTTTTGGAAAACGCCGCCCGTATAGTTGCCGTATTCTTCGCATAAATACAAATGCCTTTCTTTTACCGTGTTCGTAAAAATATCAACGACTTCGTGAATGGTGTAAAAAATATTTACCTGTATTTCCACACCGTTGAAATTTGCCGTTACAAACTGCGAATATACCTGACGGCTCTCGTTGCCTTTATCGTCTGCCGAATTTGCAACTGCACCTCGCAAATCTTTCGTTTCGTCGGTATCGGAATAATACACCGCCTCTGCGAGTTCGATATTATATTCCCTGTCCTCGTGAGTGATTTTTATATCTCTAAACTCAGTCGGCAAAATGCTTGAATAATGATATTCTTTGTATTGCCCGTCGTAAACGCCGATACCCTCCAAATAATACCACTCGTATTGCAAAGCCCCTGTTTCGTCGGCATATTTTTGTCTACTGTCGGCAAGAAAAATATTTCCGTCCACTAAAAGACATAAATAACCGCCCCATTCTTCAAGAACGCAATTTTTTAGTTCGGAATTGACGAGTTTCGCGTCGATAAGGTAAGACCTATGCTCGTTTGCTCTTTCGGACGATATTTTTAACTGCGAAACGCCCTCAACACCAAGCCGAGAAATAAAAATCGGATCGTCAAGGAAATTGCAGCACGCCCCGACGCAACCCAGCCCAGACAAACCCTGAACAGACGGATAAATACGCGGCAGTAAATTTTGATTGCTATTTGTAGCCGTATGAAAATAAATCGAACTATCCTGCTGAGTATCTGCTTTGAGCACCATAAGCGTATCTGAAACGCACATAATGCCAGTTATAGGCGACAAACCCACACCGTCCTGCATATAATTGAGAATACCGAAATAAGACGGATCTGCGTACCCTGTGCTATTCCTGCCGCAATAAAAAACGTAATTCGGATAATCTGGGTTTCCAGTACAGAAAACCCTGCCGTCATAAGTCGTACAAAGCGTACACTTTGAAATCAATTCCGAAATATCCGACATATTTTCGGTTACACCGTCTATTGACGTGTATTTTTTCGACGCTGTTATCTCAATACCTGCATAGCCTTGCTCATAGCCCGAATCTTCGGGTTTTTGCGGCGCGCTTGAAAACGTTATTTTGCCGTTGGTAAGGTCTACCGTATAATCGGTGTTTACCGTTTTTGCCGTACCATAAACCTTTACAGAAACGACGGAATCGAGATTGTTCTCGTTCATTAAAAATTCTTTCGTCGTTCCGTCGGCAATAAACGTATGCTTAAACTTCGGCGTGAGGATATTGCGTTGTTCGTATTCTGTGCCTATATCCGCATTTTCGCCAGCAGGAATTATGCCGATATACGTCGTCGGTACATACGCAGAATTTTTCACCTGAGAAATACTGCTGCCGTCGTACACAAGATAATTTTTGCCGTCAAGAATATACAACCTGTTATTAAAAACAAAGTGCTGGCTCTTATGTTCGTTCATTGCCGAAAAAAGCAAATCACTATCCTTTGATACGCCCTCATAATACGAAATATCGAGCATTTCCTCTGCAAGCAGTTCGGAACTTACGATTTCCAGCGTTTTGCTCGACGAAGTATACTTTGAAATATTGAGCGTAATATCTTCGCCCGTCTGCCTATGCAAACCGATTACTGCGTCGCAGGAAAAAGGCAATACAACCCTGAACGTCTTAATGGTTGTGCCGTTCGTCGTAACCTCCGAAACGGGCTCTGAGAGCGTTATTTTGCCTGCTGTCGGCACATTCATTGATAGCGGATAATTGCGCCATAAATAAAGGCGTTTTCCGCTGTGAACGAGTACGCTTGTCTTTACGGTATCGCCTGATTTATGCTGAAAATAGATAATGCCGTAAATTTCTTTTTCGCTGGTTTCCGTGAATAAGCCCGTCGCTTTGCCGTTTGCGTCGATTGTCGGCTTTTTGGCAAAATAGCAGCGTTTACGAAAACCAGCAACGGTTTCCAGCGCGACACCCTGTTTGCTGCGATAATCTTTGTACATATTCACAGCGTAAGCAAGGCGCGACGGGTTGACTTGCGTATGGTCGTTTGAAAAGTCAACGCCTCTGAAATTGCCGTAATATCTGTTATACTCAGTCGTTCCTTTGCTGAGATTTTCCTTTGTCTTGAATGAATACGCCATACCCTACCACCCATTTCTGTTTCTGTAAACGACAGGCTCTAATTTCTTTGCGGTAGCATAAATTTCGGCTGCCTGTTCACGGTAAAGCGAAAGATAATACTCTGCTTTTGTAGGCTCGTCGTCAACCCAGATATAAGCCGCCACAAGGTTAGGTAAAATCGCGCACAAATCGTCGTCAAGGTCGATATTCGTTGTTTCCATATTTTCGTCCTGATTGATTGACTCTATTTTTCTATTATACCTAACACTATATGAGCCTTTAACAGACGCGGGAATAAGGAGCGTTGCGTCGCCAGACACAAAATAATCTGAATCAAGCACAAAGCCCTTATTTTGCCCCGCGTCCGCTATCGGAGGACGCACAAACGAGGCGAAATCGTTTGCGAGGCTGGCAAAATCATAAGCAACGTATTCCGAAAAATCGGGAATATCCGTTACTTTTTCAGAGCGCAATTTATCATACATTGCAACGTTTTTTACCCACAAAATATATTCGCCAGCAAAACGCAAGCGTACAGTTCCAGTATAAAACTCGCTGCCGTCTTTGATAAAACCTCTGTATTTGATAAAACTGCCGTCGGCACTCATAAGAGTTTCCGAGCCTATTACAGCCCATTCGTCGCCAGCAATATTTTTTTCGATAATTAAAGTTCCGTTGCCGTTGCACTCAAAATAATAAGCCTTTGCGCCGTCTGCAACGAAAATAAGAGCCTCGTCGCCATTACTGACGGGCTCGCCCTTGTCATTTCCGAGTAAGTTATCTATCGGGAAATGGCTTAATTCGTATACTTTTGTTTTCGGTCTTAACCGATTTATCTGAATAATAGCCCTGTTTACGGCTAAGTAAAATCTGTCGTTATCTTCGAGCGAGGTTTCAAAGCCTAACTGCGCTACGGAATCGTAGAGTTCTTTTATGGTCATTACAAAACCTCCTTAAAAATATTTTCAGACGGGGCTTATATCTCATAACTACAAGCCCCGCTGAAAGTCTAAATCGCAGCGTTGCAAAGCGGGAAACGCGCGGGCGACTGCGAATTTAGGTTAAGCAAGTGCCAAATCGGTGGCGTTGGTAACTGCGGACGAAGATTTGACGGCAAGCAAAATGTGTTTCCAGTTCGAGAAACCTATACCCATACGGCAGTAACCGTTGTAAATAAGGTTACGGGTATGAATATCAACCTCGCTCTTAATATCGAGCGCAACACGGTTGTAGAACATATTGCCGAGCAAATTCTCGTTTGCCTCGGAGGACATAAGCATAAATCTGTCGTCGTCGGTTTCCCAGCCGTCGAGAATTACGATAGTCCAGTTGCCATACTGCGTGTTAATATCGTTGTAGTCCGTGCCCGTCGTTCTTTCCGAACCGATAACCTTTTTGACGTCGATTTCGAGTTCGGGGCGGTTGGACGGCAACACGATAATATCGGGCGTATAGCCGAGAGTTTCGCCGTTTTCGTCCTTAAAGTTACGCATTTTGTTCGCGAGAACGCCGAGAGCCTTTTCGAGTTTCGCGGTATCGCCACAAAGTTTATCGTCATAATAGAAATTCGACTGCGTTTTGCCCTTGAATTTCGTTGCAGCGTATTTATGCGCGTTGTGGAAAAGCGGCAAGCCGTCGCCCACGGTCAAATCGACGGTAGCCTTGTTGAACGTACCGCTTGCGCTCGTACCGTGTGCCAAAGCCCACGCGCCGAGTTTAACGCGCGTTCTGTAATACGCACGGATAAACCCTTTCGGTCTGTTTTTGAACTCTGCGGGAAGTCCGAATTTTGCGTCGTCGAGCAATTCCTTTGTGATAGTAAATTCTTTCATAAATGGAATATGCTCAATCGTCTTTTTGAACCCGCCCTCAGGTACGTCATTTTCTGCGCCTGCGCCCTCTTTCGCGCTCTGAAACAAACCGAAATCGCCTTGCCCCATTACGGTTTCGGCGTAACGTTTCGATTTTTCGACGTTGTAGAGAACGTCAAGCAGGGTTTTCTTTTTTTCGAGAATGTTGCTCTCGTTTTCGATAAGTGCTTTAATCGGGTGTTCAAATTTTCCGATATACGGATCGTTCGTGCCCGCAAGTTTAGAGAATATAATACTCATTTTTATGCCTCCTGTTAATTACTCGAAGATTACTTCGATTTCGTCGCCAGCAGCAGTTTTCGCGTCGAGAGTATCGACAACGGTCGCAACGCCGCTGGTGGTTACGTCCGTAACGCCTAAACCGTCGCTGTCAACGGTTACTTTGCTGCCGAGAACAACCGCAACTGCCGTACTGGAATAAGTTACGGGAACGGCAAAAACCATATTTTTTGCAATTCTGTAACACGGCAATTTTTCAGCCCCAGACGCGGGTGCGGAATAATCTTTCGCTGCAATGTGAGTGGGTTTCGTAGTACCGCTGGCTTTCGTCAGTTTCCCGCTGGAAAGAACGAGTGCCTCGCCCATAACAAAACTTTCGCTCGCGGTTACGGGCAAAAGTTCCATTTCGGGAACATTCATTCTACCGTTGATAATTTTTCTGAGATTAAACATTGTGTTTGCTCCTTATTGTGTTTTTTTGTATGAAGTTTTTTTGTAAAGTTGGATAATCTCTTTATCCGTCATTTTTGGGAACATTTCCCGCCACTCTCTAAGAGTAGATTTCGGCATTGTAATACTGTCGCCCGCCGCCTTTTTCGGCGCAACGGACGTTATGTGATTTTTGCCGTCGTTTGCCGCTTTCTGCGTTGCAGCAGCGGACTGTTTCGCTCTTACGTCGTCGCCTTTAACTGCCAGATAGGCGGTTTTTACGTCTATTCCGCTATCTCTGAGCCGTCCGAATTTTGCAAATTCGTCGATATTTGTAAAAGCGTCTTTAATCTGCTTAGTTTCAAGCAGGTCTGGGAACGATTTTTTAAGTTCGGCAAGGTCGTTCGCTGCAAGCGTTTCAAACTTCTGTCGTCTGAGCGTTTCTCGCGCCTGCGCAACTTCCGCTGCGTCGCTCTTCGTTTTGCGGTATTCTTCAAGGCTTACGCCGTCCGATTCCGCTGCTGCTTGCTCTAATGCCTCCTCAACGTTATCCCCGTCAACCTTAATACCGAGTTTTTCCAGCGTTTCTTTCGTCTGAGCGCGGAATTTGTTGTTTTGCTTTTTAAGGTTTTCTATGATAGCGTCTTTTTCGTCTTGACTATCGGCGGCGGTGCTGTTATTGTCCTCGCCGCTTTCGTTCGAGCCGTCGTTTTCTTCGTCTTGCTCGTCTGAATCTTCGGATTCGTCCAGTTCGTCGTCCTCGTCAAGATCCACCTCGTCTATATCGTCGCTTTCGTCGCCGTCGGTATCTTCGTCGGCAGCCGCACCGAGTTCCTCGTCTGAATCGCCGTCAAGGTCAAAATCCTCGTCGTTCTCGATTTCCTCACTACCGTCGGTATCTTCGTCGTCTAAAAGCGATAAATTCTTTTCGTCGATTTCGCCAGCCATTTATGTGTTCCTCCTTTGGCTTATTTCGATTTCTTTCCGTTTCTAAGGTCGGAGCCTTTAACGACCATAGCCTTAGGCTGGTCGGTTACGGGCTTAGGTGCTCTGATAATGCCACCCTTGTTAGTGGCGTAGGGGTTTCCCTTATTTCCGCGTTTCTGCATAACTAACAACCTCCTTTTAAGAATTTTTATAAAAAGAAAATGAGCCCCGAAACTCTTACTGGCAAGAGTGGGGGCTCAAATCTCTTCGGACTTTGGCACTAAATGTGTGTATGCAATTTTTGCTAATCGGCTTTTATGGAATAAATACGCCCGCAGAACTTACAAACAACGGTTATTCCCTGACATTTACTGCCTTTCGTAAAACCGACTGCGTGTATCGTCTTTTTACAATGCGGGCAAATTGCCTTTTTTACTTCCGTATCTTTCGGTATTTCTTCAAGTTGAAAAGCCATATTACGCTCCTTTACGCCGTTTTGCATTGTAATTATATCATACTATTTACTCAAAATTGTACCCGAAAAATATTACATATAGACAATATACCCGCCTTTTCAAGCATTTTAATGCGAAAACGGCAAGTTTAACAATGTTAGACACCCCGTTTTTCATTGCAAAAAATTATTCTTTATGCTATAATATCCTTGCCAAATAACTTACAAAAGAATAAATTTGCGCCCTTTCGGTATAGAAAGGGCGTGAGCCGCGTTATTTTACGCAACAACTCTATTCCAAATTAAATTTGATAAAAACGCAAATTTTACGGGATAGAGTTACATACATATATCTTTGTAAGTTGTTTGGCGACGACAAAGTTTGCGTTTTTTGTGCGCTGACTTTGGTCGGCGCACTTTTTATTTTAGGCAGGTTTAATATGAACCCTCATAATAAACGAGTTTTTGAAAGTATGCTTTATGGCGGGCTGGGGCTGTGTTTATTAGGCTTTTTATTAGCCCTATCCAGAGTTGCCCCCGTATTTGGCGTAATTTGCTTTGGCGCAGGCATAATCTTATTCGTTATATCATTATGTTACCGTTTTATAAATGCCCCATTGCCGAACGCGCCCAGCCAAAAGCCCAAAGAAGAAAAGATTACCGATATTACAAGACTTGTAATGTTAAAATCGCGTAGCGACTTTATGGATATAGCACGCGGAATAGCAGAAGATTTAGGCAAGGTTGATAACTTTGAAAAGAAACGTCGCTGCTTAGAGGAAAAAATATCCTTGTTACAAGAATATTACGGCTATGCTTTACAAAATTTAGAAAATCGCAGTCAAGCCCTCACTGCGCTTTGCTTGTATTATATTCTCAATGCAGACGGGCTTATATATATCTATACAAGACAAGCAACAACAGACAAACAATTTACTGATATATTTCAGTTAATTTTAGACGAATTGGACAACAATGAATTTGGCAACGATCCTGATTTTTTTATGAAAAATATCGTGGACGGATATTTTCTGTGGCGACAAGAAAGTATTCCGTTAGAGAACGAGTAAAATACTAACGGGCACTCCGAAAAGTGCCCGTTTTCTTTTATGCGAGATATACCCTGCCATTTCTTACCGTAAGCCCACACATTTTTGCCAGTGCGGTTTTTTCTTCGGACGAAAGCCCAGACTTTGCAATATACTGCGCTACAACACGTTTTACCTGCTTTGCCGACACGCCCGAAATATCGCCGTCGGATATTGAATAGCCAGAACTCATAATAAGCATAAGTTTCTGAACAATGGGTAAATCGGTTGACATTGTGTATTGTATCAATTTTTGTTTTCGCGAACCGCTTACCGTTTGTCCGTTCGCGGCAATGTCCGCCTCAATGTTTTTTGTCGTAAAGTAATAATCGTAATATGTATCATAACTTACGCCGATTTTATTAAGGGTTGCCGCCTTTTCGTAAACGGTTTTATTGTACGATTTTAACGCATATTCCGCGCCTACAACGGTACTTATCGCGTCGAGATAACTCATATCAAACTTATCGTCGGAAAGGTCGTATTTGCCGAGTTCTTCGTACAAATACTTGGCATTTGTCAGACTATCTTTCATTAAAGCATTGATAGCAGCCTGAATAATCTGCGTTTGGTTTAATTTTTCGCTGTTCGATAATGATTTATCGGTTTGTATCTGGCGTTTTTGCGTGTACATATCTGAAATCGTGCTTTTAATACTGTTCAGATATTTAACCGTCGCTTTCGCCTTTGCGTCGCCGTCGGTCTTTTTATATGTGTATTTTTCTATCTGCGAATAAAACTCTGTACTCCAACGGCTATTTGTTGTGGAATTTGCAAGCAAGTTTTTCGATACGATACCACTTTCTGCTTGTACCGTCGTTGCTGGTAGAAGAATATCTGTTACAATACCTCCGTACTGGTCGAGTAAATAATGTATTTTTTTCGGAGAATAATTAAAGACTTTTCCGAGCCAGATTGCAATATTGCTTGTGCTTTCGTCATATCGTTCAGAGGGTTTCGTGTTTGCAAATTTCTGCCCCTCTATTTCGCCACCGTACCACGTCGTATTTGTTTTTATATCCGTAATCGGACTAAAAATAGTACGCGTAAAGTTGTCAACAGGCGTAACAGCGGAGGCAATACTGCTTAAATATCCCTCCCACGCGTCCTCCTTGCCTTGCATATACCATTTAGAACGCAGGTAAGCACCGCCAAAAACACTTTCCACTCTGCCTTTCGGAACTTTTAGGAAATTGCCGTCGCCAAAAGACAACACATAGTTATTTTCCTTAACGTAATCGGAAAGGTTGTTGTAATCTTCGTCATCGTCGTGCAGTAAATCATTTAACGCCGACGCACCGATTCCGAGCATAATACTGCGAACGATAAGGTTTACCCACGATTGCGCCGCGTCCTTACCCGTATAGGCTCTTACCATTTTTGAAAAACCTTGAATTGCGGGGTTTAAGAACGGCATAATCGTAGCATTGAGTTTTTTCGCAAATATACCACCTCTGCCAAAGTTCGTAGTAACGTCTTGCGCCCTCAACAGCGATTCCTGAACCGAGAACCCCGCCTCACGCGAACAAATATATTCCGCAAGTCGCGGCGACATTTCTATTGAATTTGACGCAGCCTCAATTCTTTGACTTGCTTTCTGCAACGCACTCATATTTTTGTAATTTAAGCCTTTTTCATAGTCAAAAACACTTGCAGAGGTAATTCCTGCCGCCTTTGCCTCTTGCCAGTAAACGCCATTAGTCGCAATCTGCTTTCTCGCCTCCATATATGCAGCCGTAAATTGTCTAAGCGGATAGCGAGTATAAAGCCCCGCATCCTGAATATCTCTTATCGGGTTGCGGAAGAACGAGAAAAACGGGTTATACGCCGTAACAAGTTTCTTAAACGTAGAATTTATCTTCGCCGCACCGTTAAGAATAGCGTTGTTGAAAGCACTATCGCCAGACGGTTGAAAAGCCTCAATACCTTTGTAGAAGTTTCGCGACGTTTCCACCGTAACACGTTTCCCGTCGTGATAAAATGTTATCTGGTGGGTATGTTTTGCTTTATCTTCAAAGGTTTTTACAAGCGTATCTGTATCAACGTCAATGCTTGCGTCCTCCGACGAAACAACCCTGAACTCGTCGTGCGCTTTACCATTAAGCACGTCTACAAGCAATTTATTTGTTCTTGCCGACGCATATTTTTGTAAAGTCTGCTGGGCTACGGTATCGTCTATCGGCAAAATACGAGTATCTGCGCCGATTGCTTGTTTTTTCGCATTGTTTACGCGAATATTATTTTTACCCTGTATGGTTGCAACACCGCCCGCGTGTTCATCTCTGAGCGTCGGAACGTAGTGCGGATAGAGTTCTCTCAGGTGGTCTGCGTATTCCTGCGAATACATACCGCTATCAACCGAAAGTTGCAAATTATTATCGTTAAACTTCCAAACTTTTTCTGCAATTTTCTTGAACTGCGGATAAACCGACTCAATCTGCGCTATTGCCGCACGGCTATCCGCTGCCGTTACATTCTCACCAAACACGGGTTTCCCAACCGCCATACGGTCGATATTGTGATAATGCAACAAATATTCCTGAAATTTTGCGTAAGCCTGCCCGTCTTTTTTATCGAGCGCATATATCGGTTGCCAGATTTTGCCCCACGATTCCCCTAATCGGGTTTCCCCGTCAAGGCTATACTGTGCGCCCTCCATATCAAGTGCGTTCATACCTGCATTTTTCCCTGCTCTAACGTAGTTCGTAACTGCGGTAGCGTCCTGAACGCCCACCTCACGCATAACCCTTTCAACGCCAGCCTGTGCGTTCGTCATAGCGATTTGAAAACCCTCTGTGTATTGCTTCGTGTCGCCCTTGAATTGCTCAGTCAACTGCTCTTTTGTTGCAGTTTTCGTCAAAACGTCTTTAACTGAAACTTTACTGCTCGGCAATTCCGTCATTACTCTGTCAGAACCTTTTGTGCTATCAAGTTTAGCCCGTTGCTCCTCGGTAAGCGAGTAACGAATATCTGCGGCAGTAGTAGGACTTGTATTTTTTACGTCTTTTATCTGATTCGACTTAAAAACGACGTAATCATTCGAATATCCACCAACCTCGATTATACCGTCATACCCCTGCTGTTTAAGTAATCTCGTAAAAGTATTTACTAATTTTTCGCCAGATAACCCTGTAATTTGCGATAATGCAGAAAACGTGCTATGCGGCGCAGCCCAGTTTGTATTAGTGTCATATCTAAGGTCTGAATTTTCTATTAAACTTTTCCATTGTATGCTACTGTCTTTGCTGCCGAGGTAATACGGTTTTTTAATATCAAGATAAACAGTTTTCTTATATTTTTCGATATAAGAATCTTTTGCGTTGGTAAAGTAGAATCCGCTACCCAGATTGCCCAAACTTCCCGCCGATATTCCCGTTCCCATATATTTATCATTAAACACATTAAATTTCTTTTTTGTATTATGATACACCACAAGCAGGTTTCCGTCGTTGTCGGTAACTTTGCTGTCTGCAAAATATCTTTGCTGTTCAGCAGATAAAACTCGCCCCTCTGAATCCATTTTCGACGACAAAGCATATTTCTTGTTGACTTTTTCGCCGTTTTTGGATATACTGTTATTAGAGAGAGCGTTCGACCGCCCTGCAACCTGTGTGTTGTTACTGGTCGAATTGCTCTCTTTTATTTTTACAATATCGTAAAAAGTAGCAACATTGTCGCTGCCCTGTGCGATAAGCAATTCGCCCTTGAAAGTTTTTCCGTCAAGAATGAAAGACACATTATACCTGTTAAAGCCACCAGCATTTACGGGTTTTGTATGCTTTGCGCTTTCGTGCCCGATAAGTTCACCCGTCTTTACAAGGTTTGTAAGTTCCGTTGACGCTCGCATTTTTGCCGAATATTCCGATCCGCTCTGGTTAAATAATCTTTGCGTATCTTTTGAGTGAGTATACTCTTTTTCAGATATTCTGCTGTACGTCGTTCCGTCAATCGTTTTGCCTCTGAAACGTTCTTGAATATATTTTCTTGCAACGTTGCCGAGTTCTTCGCGCTGTACGCCGTCAAAAATATGCTGGTCGGTATCAACAATAACTGTATCTTTGCCGTCAATAGACGCTATACTCATTCGGCTTGCATTTGTAATACCGTCTGCAACATTGCCCTTATTTTGATTATACAACGTCTTAAATCTGTTTTCGAGAATTTGTATGTCTGCCGCAACCGTCGTATCGACGGCAGCGGCTTTTTTCTTAAAGCCTTTAAGCCAGTTTAAGCAACGCTGTATAAACGTCGGCTTTTCTGCCGTAAGTTTTGCAAGCATATTGCGATTTCCGAGCATTTCTCTCACATAATGCGCCGTAAGTTCGGACGGCAAAATTTCCTCTGCAAATAAAGCCTCTTCATTCTTGTAAAGTTCCTTATACGCATTCTCGATTTTCGCCTTTTCTGCGGGGTGTGCGTCGTAATACTCGGTTGCCATTTTTGCTATCTCCGAATAGCCCTCTGTTCCCTCGAAAGCGTGCGCAAGTTCTTCAAGTGTGATTTTTTCGACGGAATTTACGCTGTCGGGGCTTAAATAAATCGTATTATGCCCGCTGCGCGAATAACATACGCCGTCAACGGCTTTCGCTTTACCGTCGCTGCTCTTAGCGGAAATATTCGCGAACCCTATACCTGTGCCCGTATCGGCAGCAATTTGCGCCATTTGCTTTATTTTTACGTTATCCACGCCGTAACGCCACCCAGAGGCGATAGTCCACTCAACCTCTAATTTCTCGCCGTAAGAAAGGTTTTCGTAACCTTTCACATTGTTTCTTGCGTAAATTTCGGCACGTTTCATTTCGAGCGGTTTTAAGGTTTGGCTCTTATTCCCTGCGGGCTGGCTATTAAGTTCTGCCTGTTCCGAAAGTGCATAACGAGATTTATTTTTCGGTTTTTCGGACGTACTCTCGTGAATAAGCCCGTCCTCTTTTGCGGCAGCAAACAATTTATCGAAAGCCGCGTTTATACGCGTTCTTTCTTCGCCGCGCGGCATAATATACGCTATTGTTCCGTCCGCTAAAACAGCCCCCTCGGAATGCCCAGAAAGGTAATCGTTGGACTTTGCCGTTTTATCGGTTATATACGACGCAAACGCCCTTGCAAGCATTTCGCAGTTAGAATCCCAGTACCCACCGTCTTTTTGACTTACGGTGCTTAATTTCATTGCGTCTTTGTAATATTCCGTTTTCTCTTTTACTTTAACGTCGGGTTTTAAGCCTGCGTCCTGAACGGCGTGCGCAAGCGCGAGCCTATCCTCTTTCGCTAAGCCCTTGCCTGTTATTTCTTTCTTCAAATCGCTCAAATCGTCCACAACAGAACGCTTGTTTTCATAGAATTTCGTAACCGCCTGAGCGTCGCCTTTACGCGCTTGCTCTTTAAGTTCGGCAAATCGTTTGAAATCTGCCTCGGTCGCCATACGCTTGTAATACTTTTGATTGACATAATTTTGCATTGCTTCCTTGCTCATTTTGCCGTTTAATGCCGCAAAATTATTGTCAAGATAATATTTCAGCCGCTGCTGGTATCTATCCGCTTGTTTTTGGCTCGCAAGAGCGTTTTCTTCCACCGTACCGTCGCGATAAAGCATAGTGTTTATAAGTTCGGTGGCGGCAGTTCTTGTATTTTTCGGCAACTTACTTAAATCACTCGACATTTGCGACTGGTGTGTATCACCCGAAATATAGTCCTCGAATGCGTGCCACCACTCGTGGGCAAGAGAACCTGCCCCGTTCATTTTCGTAAGGTTAATAACCTTTCTCAATGGCTCATAATGCGCCGCAGCACCAGATAAGCCCAGCCCGCGAGAACCAAAACCGATACTAAGCGTTCCGTTAAGCGAAATGTCCGTCTTTTCCATACCGAGCGCGTCGGCTAAGTCGCAAAATGCGTCGTAGCCATAATTAAGCGAGGTTTTTCTGTCGAGTTCGGAAAGCCAGTTGCCAAATTCGCCGCCTTTTATTCCGAAGTCGCGTATATAGTCGTCGCCTGCAATATCCCTGCCCTGACGGTAATCAAGCCCCTCGCGGTGCACTTCCGACAGTTGTTCGGGAACATATCTCTGCTTACCTGCTTTTGCCGCCGTTGCAGCCGTTCCGAAATGTTCTTTACCGTAAGCAATAGCCTCCTCAATCGTGTTAAAGCCGACGGCTACACGATAGTTTCCTTTTACGATATAATAATTCCCCGTTTCCGCTTTGCTGCCATAAAAAGAATCGGCTGTTTTACGAATTTCATATCCGCGCGGCAATTTGCTGTCGGACGAAACACCGAACCCCTCCATTAAAGCACGCTCCCCGAGGACATTAAACCGTTGAGCCATTTTATCGACGGCAACTAAATAATTCGATCCATAAAGAGCAGGACTACGATAATACTTTTCCGTCCACGTTAAACGACCGTTTTTGATTTCGGCATAACCTTTTTCAGTTATCCACTTTGCGCCCATATTTTTGAAATCTTCTGCGGTCTTGGCGTTTTCTGCCATTTTCCGAATTTCAGTAATTTCGTCGGCATAAAGTTTTGCGGCAGCAAGAATATCTGCCTCGGACTTATTCCGATAACTGAAAGCAGAGGACGGCGTTGTGTTCAAAGACTTATAAATTTCGTTTTGAGCATACAATAAACCCCTATCGCCACCGTCGGCAACAGCCTGCTCCCAGTTCGGGCGTTTCCACACGCGTTCTTTCTTTGCGTACTTCTGAATTTCGCGGGCGTTCATACCCTCCATATCGGCAGAGGTAAGCCCTCGCGCCGCCCATTCGTCCTTACGCGCACCGCCTATTTTCTCGCCGAAATCAGCCTGTTTTTTTGTAGTTTTCTCTGCTTTTTCAGTCTTTGCCGTTGCGTCCGTTGCGGCAACTTCTTTCGCCGTGCTATCGGCTGTTTTTGCCTGATACAATGTGCCTGCACCCTGATTGTCTATGCTTGTTTTTATAACGTCATAACCAGCAGCGGCAAGTTTTGACTGCATTTCGTTAAATTGAGCAACGGAAAAACCTGCCATTTTGATACGTTCGCTGTACGCTTTTGAATCCTTACCGATAAGCGTAAGAGATAGCGTGTCCGAAACCGTCTTTGCGTCGTCGAAAAGCGCGGTGTAAAATTCGCCGCTCTGAATAAGCACGACTGCTTTTCCGTTTCCCTTTTTACTCTTGGAATATGCCTCTTTGCCCCTAAAATAAGCCTGAACGTCTTTCGATAAAGCCTTAAATTCTTGAACAGTGAAATCTTTATATCCTTTACCGTCGGCAAAACCCTTTTTAAGTTCCGTTCCAGCAGTTTTATCCTTTGTTTCAGTCTTGGTCTTGCTTTCGACTTGTTTCTTCGCTTTCGGCTGCTTGACTGGCTTTGCAACTTGCGCGGTCTGAGCGGCAGTTTGCGTTCCGTCAGCAAAAGACGCGGTATAATCAATTTTTACATTATCGTTTTTAATTCTTACGCCGTTCATAGGCATAATGCAAGCGTCGCCGTTTTTGCCTTTGATATACAGCACGTCTATATTAAAACCGTCTTTTGTTTGCTTATGTTCTGTAAGAAACGCCTGCGGGCTGTCGATTGTGTCGATAACTCGGCTCACAAGTTTTGTGTTATAATAAGTGTCGCCTATTTTGCTTATTGATAATTCGGACTTTTTTGCAGGAACAACCGCACGGATAGCGTCTGCGTCTATAATAACCTCGCGCATATCTGTGCTATTTCTGTATTTATCCAAAATTTTGCCGAAATCAATGCCGCCTTTTGCCTCGGTAAGTCCTCCTACGGTATCTGTGTAGGCTGCACAAAAATAACCGTCGCTCACATATTGAACGCCGTTCATAACATACGCGCCGTGTAAATTTTCCCGAACGTCTTTTGATAGTGTTAAGGAAACGAGCCTTTCACGCGCTTTATCGAGTTTAGGTCTTTTCTTCGCAGTAGTCTTTTTCCCTGACGTTTCGCTCTTTTTAGTAGGCTTAGCCGCCGCCCGTTCGGTGCTTTCCGCGCTTTGTGAATGGTATTGCTCTTTATACCATTTCGGCATTTCCTTGCCGTCGAGTTCGATTGCCCTATCCATAATTTCGACATAGGGCTTTTTGCCTGCGCGTATTTCGTCGGCGTACTCGGAAATTGCCTTTGCAAGAGATTTTGCCGAATATAAGCCCTGCCGTTCATAATCGGATAAATCACCCATTGCATACTCGGCAACAGCGTCAATATTCTGTCCGTCGGGCGTGTTGATAACCTTATCGTAATCAACTACGCCTAAATCGTACAGTTCGCCCATAACGCGCTCCGTCGCAACGGGGCTTTCTTTCAATTTGTTAATTTCCCGCTGCTTGCTGGTAGCGTCTTCAACCTTTTTAACCGTTTCGCCGCCTTTTTCGGACTGTTCAACTGTATGTTTCTCGGTTTTCTTTGTTTCCGTTGCTTTTTCAGTTGTTTCTGCCTTATTTTCAACAGCCTTTTTTGTTTCTGTTTTCTTTTCGACTGCTTTTTTCTTTTTAGGCTTTGTTTCTTCCACCTGCTTTACAGTCTTTTTTTCGCTCTGAGCCGCATTTTCTTTCGCTACCTCGGTATTTTTCACAACGGAAGATTGCCCCTCCGTATTTTTAACTGTGGGGGCGGCGGCTTGTGTCGCCTGTTGCGGCTGCCCGACGTTCGTTTGTGCGTTTGTTGCGGCAGACTGCGGCGTTGTAAGGGCTTTTATCGCGTTTACAAGTTCTGTTTTTGTAAGAGCGTGAGAGATATTGCCGTCTAAATAAAGCATATACTTTCCGTCTGCGGTTTTCGATACGCCTGCATAGGTTTTCTCATTGACCTTAAAAACACTCACGCCGTCCTTAAACGCCGTTTTCTCAGTAATTGCACTTGCGTCCGATACCGCCTCACCCGTGTTAAGAACTCGCGAAATTTCCTTTTTTGCTGCGGACATAGCCGACAATTCGGTTTTTTTACTCGTAAGCACTTCGCTATTCGTTGTTTGAATTTTATCCACGAAATCGTCGTAAGTAATAGAGTCAACGTCTATCCCGAAAAGGTCGTTTATACTTTTTTTCTGCTGCGGCGTTGCCTCTTTCTGGAAATTACGAAAATCGGCTTGCATTATTTCGCCCGCCCGCTTATTTGAAATAGCGTCATAAACGGAATCTTTGCTCATAAGTAAATGTCCGAGGTAGTCCATTGTTGCAAACCTTGTTACAATCGCGTCGTTGTTGACAAATTCCTGAGCATTTGCGAAATGAATCACATTGCCGTCTGCGTCCTTATACCCCCTCGCATTGATAGCGTTGACGAGTTCGTCGGCGTTAGCGACAATATTCTGTTTGCTGCGCTGTATGCCCTCGTCGTGAACAAGCGCGGCAATATCTACGCTCATTTGACCGAGCATTTTCTTTTGCGCAACAGATATAGTGCCGTCGCCTTTATCCGCTGCCTGATAGCGTGTTACCAAATCGGAAATTTCGGTATAAACTTCACGCCCCGTAGCGTGTTGCTGTTCATAATCGGCAAAACTTTTCGCATAATCAAGCGTTTCGTTTACGGCAGTAGTATTTTGCGCGATACTGTTGCCGAGTTTTATTTGCCTTACGGTTGTAACAGCCTCGCCAAAACCGCCCATAATAACGCCAGATAAACCACCTATCAACGCAGCATAGCCTACCTCTTGTGCGGTAGCATTTTTTGCGTCGGGATCGACTTGCGTCCAGCGTTGGAAATACGGATCGAGAATTTCACTCATTCCCTCCTCGAAAGCCTCGCCTGCAAAATTGCTTAAAAGCCCTTTCACAATGGACTTTTTCGCAACGGTTTTAGCCGTTTGTTTTGCAAACAATTTCGCGCCGACTTTACCTGCCGCACCAGTTACGCCCTCTAATGCGCCCTCTGTAATGCCGCTCAATGCGCCATACAAAAACTCTTTGCCGCCAAGTTCACCCGTTTTCTGGTACGCCTCTGCGGTAGATTGTCCTGCTGCGCCTAAACCGATTGTCGCACCCGAAATTAAGCCCGCAACTGGGGCTGTTAATGTTCCCCCAGAAATAAGCGACGCACCAGCAACAACTGCCATACCCACAAGGCTGTTACCTATACCACCCGCAACGTCGCCTGCGACCTGCCAGCCTTTGGAGGGGTTGTACCACTCATTCAAATCGTTAGTTAAATCGCCCGTAAAATTGTCGGCAAACTGTTGTTCAGCCCACTCGTCTGCACCAAAAATTTTAGCGATACCGCCAGCGGTATAGTCCCAGATACCCTCTAAAATACCCAGAGCACCTAAGCCGATACGCCCGCCGACATAACCTACGCCGCCGAAAAAACCGCCGTTATTGTAATCAATCGTTTCTTCTTTTCGCGGTTCTGTTGGCGAAAAGTTAAATACTTGCGATAGAGTTTGCTTGTTGTTCGATAACCCTTGTGTTCCATTTCCAAAAATCTGCGAAAGAGATTGCTTTGCCATTTTTTGCTCCTAAAAACTATTTTTTATCAACGTGAAAAGCAATATTGCTACTTATATTGATTTTGTAACCGTTCGGCACATAGAAATTTACACCGCTTGCAAATTTCCCACCGCTTAAATAGGTACTATCGTTTCCGTCCTTAGCCTTAACAAATATACCGTCGCCTATATACACATATATACATTCGACATCCCAAGTGTTTCCGTAATTCATTATAACGTAATCGCCTGCTTTGATTTTGCCCGACTTAGCGTCAGAAACGATAGACTGAGCATATTTTTCTTGCGTATTTCCCGACTTGCCCATACCGCTATAACTGCCGAATTTTTTTGTATTAAAGTCGGACGCATAAATATCAACGACGTTTCCGCCTTTTTCCTTTGCCGACGATTTTACCATTATTTCGTTCGCTATATCCTTTGCGTAAAGGCGCATATAGGTTGATTCGATTGCTTTTTTATTCGCGTCATTTATCCATTGACTTGATTTTGCCGTGTTCATAACCGTTTTCGCGTCTTTGAAAGAAAGCGTATACCCGTTTCCGTCAGCAAAAGCGGAATTATCTGTCGCAATACTCGATTCATTCCAAAGAGCCTTTATTTCGTTGTATTGAGCCTCGGACAAATTGCCTTTTTTGTACATATTGTCTATTTCGTTTGTGTTCACATTGTAGCCCGATTTTATTGCCGTTGTATAATACTCGCTCGTGCTCTTCTGATTCTGAGAAACAAGTTTATTATAATCTTCCTCGGTAAGGTTAGATTTCAAACTTTCGATATATTCAGATTGCCCACCGTTATTTGCAACAATATAAGAAATTGTATCTGCTGCAACCGCCGAACTGCTCTTCGCAAACGCCTCATTTTTAACTTTTTCTTCTTCCTCTTGCGTTTTTTTCTCTTCCTCTGTTTTTCGCGCAAGCGTTGCGTTAAGCATATTTGTCAATGTTGTAATATCTTCATTTGACAGCCCTGCCTTTTCGCCTAACGCTTTAATGCTTTCTGGCGTATAAGTGGTGTTCGTGTCCTGAACAGCACTCCAAAGCGTATTGTAAATATTTTTTGTATATTCTCTATCGCTTTCGGCTTTTGTTTGTTCTTCTTGGTACTTGCGCTGATCGGCAAGACGTTCGTCGTAAAGAATTTTATCTGCAAGTTTTTCGTTCATCGCCTGAATATATTGCTGATACGTTGCTTGATTATTTGATTTAGAGGCGATTTCCTGCGCCGTAGCAGCCTGAGCGTCTGCACGTTTCTGTGCGTAAGCCTGTGCTTGTAAATAATCGGAATAGCCGCCGCCCGTCAAGCCCATTTGAGCCAGCGTTTCGGCGTTTGTTCCATAAGTTGCTTTATTCTGTGCGTAGGCATTTTCGGCGTTTGCCATAGCGCGGGCTTTCGTCTGCTCAGCCTGCTTGTTTGCGGCGTCAAGTTGTTCCTGATAGCCCTTTTTCATTTCGTTTATATAGTCCTCATAGGACATTTTGCCGTCATTTTCTTTTTCTTCCTTTGGTGTAGTTGGCGCAGCAGGCGTAGACGGTGTTGATGTTTTCCCGCCCGTAGAGCCGTCTTTAATAGTATCAATGCTCGGCTTAATAACGGGCTCTTCTATTGTCGGGGTAGGAATTTTATCGCTTTTTGACGCAGGCAATTTCCCGCTGGAAACCGTGTTGTTTCCCTTATTGAACGTAGAATTATCAACGCTGGGGTTTCCTATGATTTCGCCCTCGTCCGTTATGCCGCCTTTTTTACCACCAGAAAAGCCGCCGCCCACAGTTCCGACTACGTTGCTATCGAAAAATTGACTTTTGTCAACTGGTGCAACGGAAATTTCGCCTTTCGATATGCCAGACGGTGCGGAGGGCGGCAATTTAGAGTTGTTTCCCGTTCCCCACGTCGGTGTAACAATCTGTTCGTCCTTTTTCTTCGGCGTTACGGATAAATCACCTAACGCGTCGCTGTACCCGAAAGAGGGCGTACTGGGATTCAACGTTAAATCGTTTCCCGTATATGCGCCGCCCGTTTTATCTTTCGACGGCGTAGGAATGTTTATAAAGTCGCCGTAAGTAGGGTTTGACGAGGGCAAGTTCGGTAACGACACATTGTTTGCACTACCAGTACCACCGATAAAATCGCCGTATAAGCCGCCCGTGCCGTTATTTTTCTTCTTTTTGCTCGTGGTTGTTCCTAACGTTAAATTTTGCTTAATCATTGAACCTTACCTCCCATTTTGTTTATGTAGTCCAGATAGCCCTCTGCGCCGTCCGCACGCTCTTTTTCTATGTAAGCCTGCGTTTGTAAATCTTTGTTTTTCTGCTGTTCCGCTGCAAGTCGCTGTTCAAGTTGCTGTCTTTGTGCCTCTATAATGCCTCTGATACGCTCAACCATATCTCTTGCGTCTGGATAGTGGTGTTTTTCCATTTGCTGCCAGTAAATAAGCAATGTTTCGAGTTCTTGCGGGTTTCCGTAACAGCCATTTTGGAAATTCAAGCGGTTTTCGCTCCAAATTGTTTCTCTTGACTGTTCAACGTCGCCCGTCAAATCTGTTCCGAACAAATATTGTGTGTTGTAGTAATATTCGCCGTTTTCGTCGCGTTCGATAAAATCGTATCTGTTGAATTGAGCATTTTGCAGCCTGCCCATACTATCGACGTAAGACATTGCGCGCGGCTCGTCGGCGTAAGCGAGGTAGTATAGGAAAATCACCTCGTCTATTTCGGCATAAGCAGCATTTTTCATTTTTCTCTTGCTGTCAAGCCGCCCCGCCGATTGATTGACCTGTATTTGCTTTGCCTTGCCGCTTTGAGCCGTTGAATCGGCTTGCCCTTGATAACTATCGGTAATGCCCATAATGCGCTTTGATTGCTGATAAAGACGCTCAGACTGTGAAATATCCTGTGTTAAATCTACCTGCAAATCAATTCGCCCGAACAATTTGTAATTGCCTTGCCCAACTTTGATTACGTTCTTATATAGCCCATTGTCGAATTGCCCGATATAATCTTCTGGCGCAGTAGGATATACGCCTGCGTTCATAAGTTTTTCAAGAATACGGCTCTCGATTTTGTTGATAGCCTGCTGTTGCGGACGAATAAACTCGCAATCGGACTGTCCGAAAAGGCTATCCTCTTGCGATGTATTTTTTCTGATAATAATAGGGAATTTCGACGGCGTATAGTACGGCAGTTTCGTGCGTTCGAGTTTCGGCACTTGCACGGGAACGGTAGCGGGTATCATTATGCCGTTTATCTCGTCCATAGCCACGCTGCCGTCCTCTAAAATGGCTTGTTGCTGCGATTCTTCCATTACCACCTGCCCGTCTTTCATAACGGGCGAGGCGGCGGGTATCACGCTGCCGTCGGAAAGTACAATATCGTGGTCGAGTTCCTCGTATTCGTCGTCTTGCAATTCATAGTCTGGCTTGTCGCAGGTGCATAATTCTTTACGCCGCCCGCAGTTCTTGCAAACATATACCTTACGAGAATAATAGTCCTCAATATCCTGCAATTCGGTATCGCCCGACCAGATATATTGACAGATTTTATCTTCGTCGTTTTTGTAATAGCAAACGTTGACGGTTGCGGTTTCGTCGGTTTCGCCGCCATTCTCGCTTTCGGTATCGTCTGCCACGTCTATGGTAACGCCATACTTACGCACTAAGTCCTCTTTCGTAGTTTCAAACGTAATAAAGCAGTATTCCATATCGTCAATATCGTAAATGCAAGGCTGCCCGACGAAATGCGACGGCGACCAGCACGTTATTTTAACGTCGCCAACCGTGTTATGTGTCTTTATCGAATTATCCCACTCAACCAGCCAGATACTGCCGCCATAAATCGGGGAATACCGTTCGTCTATGTCGTTCATTTTCTCGAAAGGCAGTTGATTACGCTTATTTTTAAGCAGTCTTTCTATGCTTTTCGCGTTTCTGTCATTCCGTTCGGAATACACCTCTGGCGTTACCGCGGTAGAGGGCAAATAACTCGAAAACTGGCTCTCGATAAGTTCATAAGTAATGTTTCTGCCCGTAAGCGCGGGCTCGTCGCTGCCGTCGATAGTTAAATCGCCCTTGTATTGTTTGCTCCACTTGTCGAAATCGTCGCGGAGGGCTGACTGTTGCCCCTTGGCGTTTTCAAACAAGTCCTTAAAAAATTGCAATTTATTGTCTTTATCTACACGCATTATAACGGTTTACCTCCCTTGCGTTTGATTATAATATCTCGTTCTTCCTGCGTTCTGGCGTTCCTGTAATCTTCCAGTTCGTCAGGTCTGTATTTGACGCGTCTGTCGCTTTCTGCCGCCGCAGGGCGCGTCCAGTAAATAGCAAAATACCTTGCCGCGTCTGGGCTATGCGTAATTTCGTGCGGCTCGGTTGCGCAGTCTGTCGGGTGTTTCTCGTCGCGTTGCAATTCTGGCAGGTATTTTATAAGCCATTTGCAATTTGAAAAGATATGCAGCCGCGATACGCCGTCGGCATTAGGTTTCATAAGTTCTTTAAGTGCAAGCCAGCCAGCCTCTCTATCGTTGCTCGATTTCGTAAGTTCCAGCCCTGCCTCATAAAACAACGTATCTTTTCCTTTGCCCGTTTCCTGACTTCTGCCCCACAAATCGGGTGGCGCAAGCGTTGCATATATATTCTCGTTTTCGTCCGTAAAATCAAGTATTTTCTGGGCGGCGGTCGATATAGGCAAATCACTTTCGCATAATTCTCGATAAAAATAGCAGTTGTGCAGGTTATCCACGGCAACCCAGTAGCAAGCCAGCATATCAAGCCCATAATCGAAAACTCTGTACCGCCGCCACTCAGGAGGAATTGCGAACGGTGCACAAACGTGTATTTCGCGCCGAAATTCCTCAAAGTATTGCCCCTCGAAGTAGTCCCACTCGCCATTTAGCAACCCTTGCTTTTCGCTGTCTGGCAGGTTTTCAAGACGCATAACGTAGTCTGGATCTTTTTCCATAAGAAAGAGGTTGTCGTAAACCTTGCTCGGAATGAATATGCGACGAGAAATAATCGGTTTCCCGTCTGGTCTGTAACCTATAACCACGTCGTGCGGCTTGTTCCACTCACCTATATCGACGAAACGTTCTTTAACCCAAACGCGCCCCGCGCCTGTCGGGTTCGTGGACGATTTCATATATTTCGGATAGCCGTTTGCGCCTCTCAGACGCGAAAGCATATATGTGTAAGTGAAGTTCGTGAAATGCGTCAATTCATCAAAGCGGATAACGTCGTACTCTGCCGATTGATAATTGTACACGTCGGTTTCGTTTTGAAGATACCCGCAGTCGATTATACTGCCATTGATAAATGTGAACGTGTGCGCCGTTTGATTATAGGAATATTTCCCTCTCGGATAGACCGCAAGCATTGTACGCAGAATAGAACGCTCCAACTCAGGATAGGTCTTTCTGAATATAATTTGCTTGCTTTTCGGATATTTCAATGCGTACAGCATAGCGTCGATAACTTGCCCGTAACTTTTGCCGCCGCCCGCCGCGCCACCAAACAACACCTCGGTCGCCTCTGCCTCAATAAATTCCTGCTGCTTTTCCGTAATCTCTAAGTTTATGGAATTGTTTTCGGACTTATTGCGGTTTCTTGACGACATTGATATTTACCTCGAACGGTTTTTCTTGCGTCTGTTCAAGCGCGGACTTGTCAACCATATCGTGGTCGTTGACAAGGATAAACTTTGCGAAATTGCTGTCATACTGTTTCGTTATGCCGTTGAGTTTCGCTATGCCGAGTTGCATTTCCTTTGCCCGCACATACGCGGTATCAAAACGGGGGTACTTAGCGCGCCAGTTCGTCAACGTACTCATTACTACGCCTATCTTTGCCGCAAATAATTCAAACGTCGGATATTTAGGCGGCATAATCATTTTCGGTGTCTTTCTGGTAAGATTGCCGTCCTTGTCGTAAAATTCCTCGTAAATGACGGTAGGCTCAGGAACAGCAAAAAACTGTAAAAGCAAATCGCAGTATTTTTCGCTGTACTTATCCGCTGCTTTGTTTTCCTTTTTGAAACGTGTTTCAGAACCGACGGGGTTGCCTTTCTTAAACTGTCCGCTGTTGCTCTTCTTTTTTTTAGTTGTAGTGGTTTTTTTATCGCTCATTTTGTAAATTACCTCGTTAAAACAAAATAAGCCCCACTCCGACTATCAGGAGCAGGGCTCTAACCTCTAAGGGTATTGGCACTATGTAAAGTATAGCATAGTTTTTACTTGAAATAGTACCCGAAAAATATTTACCGTCTTTCTCTTAGGTAGATATAATTTACTTACTATTATATATTTATAATATATCTCTCTGTATGTAGTTATATTTACTTAGTAGATAGGCTTGCTTTTTTCATATTAACAGCAAATAAAGGGCTATTTCAAATATCGCTTTTCGCTTTCTGTTGTAGTAAGCATTGTGCGACATATAGAACTGTATCTGACTACGGTCGTAACCCCTGTTATCGGCAATATCAATAAGAAAGTCGGCGCGGCAGCCCTCCTCGATTTCGGAAAGAGCCTTGTCGATTGCCTCATTCGTTTTTATGTACGATTGCAGCGTTTCGGCAGCAACGTTTCCCTCGCGAATAGCAAGGGCTTTACGGTCGTAATCGGCGCATTGAGCCCTCACAACTTTTATTACCCCCTGCGGCAATTCGTATTTATAAAACTGTTTCGGTCTGCCTATCGGTCTGCCTGTAATTACACTTTGCATAAATGCCTCCATTCTTATTGACTGCCTTTAATTAAAACGGTAAATCGCCGTCGTCTATCGGTTCGAGTTCGGGGCGGCTGCGCTGCGCTCTGGTTGTTTCCCCGCTATCGTCGCTCTTATTTGCGGAAGATAAGAACTCTACCTCGTTTGCAACGATTTCGGTTACATTGCGCTTGTTGCCGTCGTTATCCTCGTAGGTTCGCGTTTGCAGGCTGCCGACAACGCCAACCTTACTGCCTTTTCTCAGATATTTTGCGCAGTTATCCGCTTGTCCTCGCCACGTCTTTATGTTGAAAAAGTCGGTCTGGCGTTCACCGTTACTATCGGCGTAAGGGCGATTGACGGCTATCGAAAAATTACAGAAAGAAATTCCGCTCTGCGTTTCCCCGTAGTCTGGATCGCGCGTAAGATTGCCGATTAAAATAACTTTATTCATTATTGCCCTCTTTGTTGTTGCGCAGTTTCTTGCGTAAACGCTTTATTTTTATTTTATCTACAATCGTAGGTATTACGACTGTTATAAGAAATATTATTAGAATTACAACCGCCACAAAAGCAGCATATATCCACAACGGGGCAAGCACCCAAAGCCACCGCCACGTTATTACACCGCAAAGTTTAAGGACGATAAAGACGATTGTAAGCACCCCAGCAAAAAGCAAGCCAAAAGATATGCCGCCGCCTCTTTCCTCGTTGTTCATACAATTTCCCTCCATACGCTGAGCCTTGCCGCGAGAATATCCGCATATTCGCACATTTTCTGTAATTGCAGTTGCAGCAAATATTTTTCGCCGTCGTTAAGTTTGTCGCTGCTCTTCGACTGTAAGAATTGAGCCAGTTTCTGCGCCCTTGCAACCACTTCGGCTTTCTCTTCTTCGACGCGTTCCTTTGCCGTCTTTTCTCTTGCTTCCTCGCACGACTGCTCACATTCCGCAAGTTCCTTTTGCAACGCGTACCCCTCTAATTCCCAGAGTTTCTTTTCGATACGCTCCATACAGCAGCGAGCACCGAGTCTTTCGTCATAATTCGCTTTATCGACGCAAGCACTCGATTCCGAAAGGATAAAGCCGCTTTTAAGCGTTACCGTTACGACGGTACATTTTTCCTGAACGGTGGCAACGTCGATTTTCGCCTCCGAGATAAGTTTTGCAATCTGTTCCTGAGTTACTTTGTTCTTTGACATTTTAATGTCCTCCTAAAAAATAATTATTATATATAACGGGTTTATACCGTTTATATCTACTTAACCCTCTGCGATTTCCGACTTAAACCAGTCGCAATCAATTATGGCGACGCAATCGGGGCAAATAAGCGCGTCGTCGCTGTGCTTATCCCTGAAATAATCAAGCGCGTTATGAATACAACGCTGCTCTGTTGCGATTAAGCAATACCAGTAATCAAATTGTATGTCGCCGTCGTCGTTTGTGTAAGAAACCACAATAATGTAACAATACTCGTTGTAGTATTCATTCTCTTTGTACGTTAAATTCAACTTTTCATATTGCCACCCGTCTACTGCCTCGCCGTCAGCGTATGGCTCATTGTGCAGCACGTCGAGCACGCACCACATAAGCGGCGTTTTGTATGTCGGAAACGAACACGCCGACAGCATAAAGCACATAATTGCAACAATAAGTGCAGCAACTACTCTTTTCATATCCACAACACCTCCGTAACACCGCGAAAGCCCTTTTGCCAGACAAACCACGCATAAGCAACCGCAGAACCGCCGCCCGCTTTCATTTCGTAGAAACGTGCGTTTTTAGCGCATAAAACGCGCTCAGAAAAGACGTAAATACTTTTCGGCGGGAATTTCTTAAACAGTTCGTTATACCGCGTCTTTCCCTCTAAAAACGTCAATTTCAGGAACATATAGCAACGGCAGCCGAAATGCAATATATCCAACGCTTTCAATACAAATTCTTTCGCATATTTGTATGGCGGGTTAGTGATTATATCCATATCCACCCAGTCTTGCAGCACATTAGGTGCAACACTCAAAAAGTCTAATAATTTGTATGTATCGGAATAGCCTCTGTCGATAATATCCGTCGAAAGAACGTTGTAGCCGTGCTCTTTGAGCCGTTCAGATAAATGCCCTGCGCCGCAAGCACATTCCCAAACGTTTTCATTCGGGCGTTCTACCGTAAGCAATTTATCTATCGCTATCGGATCGGTTGCATAGTAATCGTCTTTTTCCCGCTCTTTGTCGGTGTGATTGCTCGCACCCAACGTTTTATATACCGAGTTTCCGTTTCCTACCCAGTCGTTCATTTTTCGTCCTCCCCGTCCTCAATTTCCGTTACCAACCCTAAATTCGCTAAATCTTCGAGCAAAGCCGCGTCTTGCGTTTCAATAGCCCGCTGCGCAATTCTTCTCAGATACGAATTGAGAATTTCAAAGCCGACGGCAATACTGTTGCCCCACTCTTTAACGTATCTCGACTTGCTGCTGCGCAGAGCCTTACTGACCTTATTCAGCAATTCGTTGTAGTCCATTTTTATAAGCATTTTCACTTTCTAATTCCTCCAACTTTTTCAGCCATTTTGTTTTTACAATATTTTCAAGGTATTCGGCATTGTATTTAGGGGTTGACGAAACGCAGGAAAACGGTCTGCCGAGTTCTTTTTCCCGAGCGGCTTCCGTTTCTCGCATTTTGTCTATCATAAAGGCAAATTTTTCGGGATAATACTTGTAAAGGTATGCGAAGTTTATAAAACTTGCCATAGGGCAATACATACACCCACAACGCTTTTGCGTTTCATAATAGTGGTTGAATATCGGTTGCGTTTTTGCCCACGCCCAAATCGTTTCTTCTGCGATACCTTCTTCAACAAGCGGGTAACGTTCGACTTTTTGTAAATCTACCCGCTTTGCAAAACGCTTTTCTTCGTCGGCGCAATAGCCGATATAAAAAACAGTATAAAAGCCTTGTTTTTTCATAAATTCTTGCAACTGCTTTTTCGCTGTAAGTTTATATTTGTCATTACACCACCGCGCAACCCTTGTCGGAAAACCGTATCTTTCGTAAAGTTCGCCCCACGTTTTCGTGGGCTTTATTCTTACAAACCTTATGCCGAACCGTTCGCATTCCGCTTGCATATAATCAATTACGTTTTTTATGAACGGATAATCTATTTCAAGTTCAAAGTGCACAACCCCGTCAAGAGGGTATTTATCAAGGTTATGTAAAATGAGATTGAGCATAAATAAACTGTCTTTCCCGCCCGATACGCTCGCCCAATACGACGGGCGCAAGGCTAATTCTGTGTTTTGCATAATTCCTCCAACTTCTTTTGCGCCTCTTCTTCGGTTTCGTATTCGTCAATTACGGGCAGATTTTCCGTGTCTACCGAACAGACACAATAAGTACCGCAACTTTCCACTACCGAATATTTCGGAACAAGCGTTCCGTCCTCGATTTTATCTTCCAACTCGGCAAGACGAGCATATAATTCGTCTACGTCGCAATTATCTTGTTCATCGTAATAACAACTATCTTTTGCTGTTAATCTTTTATAATTTTTCATTGTTTTTCCTCTAAAAGTTCGGGGTTGTCGTAAATATTCCCGATTACTTCGTATTTTTCGCCTTTGGGTATATAAAACATTCTTTTGCTATTGTTTACCACAAACGCCGCACTCGAATATATAACCTCAAAAAAATCAAAGTCATTGAAGTTTACGCCGTTTCCGCTATCCTTGCCAAATTCCTTTGTTTTGACAATATCGCCCTCAAATATCATTTTGCTGTTTTTGTCAAAAAGCCCCGAATATTGCCCGACGGTTTCAGGAATAATCTCGTAGGCGATATTTTCATTACACTTGTCGATAATATATAATACGCCCCACATTTTAGTAAGAAAGCCATACACCCATTCGCCATTGTCTTTGCGCTTTGCTCTGAATATAATTTCCCTCATTCTAATTCCTCCACATAACACCAACTTTGCGGCGGGCGGGTTACTTTTCTTGTACAAAAGATTTTACCCGTTTTTTCGTCAAAATCCCAAGTATAAGGCTTTCCGTATGATGCACAAATACTGCAATCGAGATTTGCAACAGGGCAAGGTCGATTAAACTCGCTCAACTCTTTCGGCTTGTCGTAAATTTTAAGGTTCGTTATGCGCATTTCGGAAATGTCTTTACAGTCCTTGCCGCTGTATTCCCGTATTTCTTCTGCGGAAACGCAAGCCGTTTTCGGTAAATGAGCGGGTATACCCACACAAATACGCCACTCTGTGATATTGTCGCATATCCACTCGTTTACTACTTTGTGCCGACCGTCAAACCCACTTTCATAAGTCAAAACCTTAAACGGCAACGCGCACGTCGGAGGTTTCAACCTTAATTCCGACGTTTTAAGTCTACTTTCAATATTGCGGTTGTGCCTTGCTTTTATTGACATTAAAATTGTTCTCATTTCTTGTAAGCCTCCAACAGCGTATTTATGGTTGTTTTTGCGGCAGACAGTCCGACTGTTTCGGCAACACCGTAAACCTTTTTTATTGAAATAGCCTTTACTTTAAGAGCCGCATTTACCAGTTCCACAAATTCGCCTACTGCTTGTCTTTGATACTCTTTTAATTCGGCTTTCGTTATCACGGCGCAATTCTCGTCGATTTTATGGTAACCAACCTTATTGAGATTATCTGCCGTTTCCTGCGCAATATGGTCTACGTCGTTGCAATCTATCACATAAGCGTCCTCGTCTGCCCAGCCTGAATTTGCGGCAAACGCATTTTTAACAGTCAATATAATTTCGTCTTTTTGTTCGTCCGTCATTTTTTGTGCCTCCGATTTTTGATTTTGTGGTATAACTTTTTAAGCCCTACGGCTAAGGCAAATTGCAGCGGCATTGCAGGCGTAAACGGTGCAGCCCAGAAAGCAATAACCGCGCCGAACGCCGTCCACCACCAACTATTTACAAATATCGCCAGAAAGCCTGCAACAATGCACGGCAGCCAAAATATAATTTCCGCTATGACAAACCAAAGCAACATTTCTTTGTTTATAACGTGCTTTCTGAGCCACCGCCACGCCTTTTTAATTCGCTCTTTCATTGTCTGAACGCCCTTTCGCGTTGTTACACCCTCTCAATAAGCCCAGCGGCAGCAAGTTCGCATACCGCGTCGTATACAAACACGCCGCGCGGCTGAAATTTTACCACGCTATGTACGCGAGTATCTTTATCGCGTATTGTATCGAAATATAACTCTCTTGCAAGATTGTTTGCGATAATGACGTTATCGTCGCGGCAGGCAAAATAATAATTTGTCTGCACCCTTGAAACCTTAAAACTCTTAAAACCGTGTTTTTCGAGTTCTTTAATGTCCACGCCTGATTTTAACTTTAACATTGTTTTGCTCCTGCTTTTTATTTCCCTTTCGGGAGGGGTAGTTTCCTACCCCAAAATTACGACCTCGCCGCTCTCGATTTCCTCTTTAAGTTGACTTTCAAGGAAATACCTGATATAAGATTTCGCCTTTATCTTCCACGCGCCACCGTCTGCCTCGTAAAGCGAGAACGTTCTATCGGGGCTAACCCTGAATAAGAACTCTGATTCTGGCTGCATTGCCTCGATAAACGTGCGATACGGCACAAGTTTACGAATAGGGGCGGCTTTTATATTTTCCGCAAGAGTTGCGCCAGACTTAGCCACAACCGATTGAGAAACGCCGTCGTCGTTCATTTCAACCGATTCAACGCTTGCAAATTTCTTTAAGAGTTGCAACAAGTCCTTTGTGTCGTCGTTTTGCTCGAAAAGCGAGCGAATAGCGATTACAAAACTTTCGTAATCATAAGAACAACCAAAACGGAATTTGCTGCCCGTAGTTTCTGCCGCGTAGGGAATTTCCCGCTCTTTCTCGTTGTCCATAGAGGTTATAACGGACACCCTTGTTTCGTTCTCGATATTGACGTAGAGCGGAAGAATAAATCTTTCTTTCTCTCTTTTCGCTATCTGAACGATAGACGAAAGGTCTGAAAAGGTAAGCCGCGCCGCTGTGGGCTTATACGGTTTTACCTCTGTGAGCCTGTCGTTCGTAACAAATGTGCGGTCGCCCACTTGAATTTGTTGCACCTGATTTTCTTTTACAATTCTTTCGATTTCCTTTACCGTGCTTGCGTTTACGCTTTCCATAATTTTTATTCCTCCGTTTTTTGAATTTCAAGTACGTTTGTTTCGTGTACTTCCCCGAATATATCTGTCTGTCCGTCAATATAGCCGCCGCCCGTTTCCACAAGGCGTATTGTATTGTCGGATAGTTTCGCCATAGCCATTTGGACACAAACCGCGTCGGTCGGGCGCAATTTTGTTTTAACGGTCATTTTTGCTGTAACTTCACGTCGAGAATTTATCGGCGCAAAGTCTATTTCAATGGTAAGTTTCCTCGTTTTTTCGTCCGTATTCGGGTTAGAAATGTTTTCGAGCACCTTTCTCATTTCGTAATTGATACGTTCGATAGTTGCAGAATCTGCAAACCTCAAAACACTATCTACTTTTTTCATTTTGTGATACCTCCTATTTCGTATCAAGGTTTGCCGCGTTGTAGAGAGCAGCAACCATATATTTGAGTTTGTTTTTTATTAGCCCTTTCGCGTATCGTTTTTCTACGTCCGATACCGCTTTATCGAGATTTTCTATACTGTTGTCTTTTTTGTGAATAAATTTCATTATCGTTTGTAAATACAGATATGTCGGTATTTTCTGTCCGTTTACCACAACATAGTCCTTGTCTTTAACTTCGTTTATCACGCTTAAATACAAATTTCTGTAATCATAAACGCTGTGAGAAAACAATTCGCTATCCGATAAATTGTTCAAACTATCATTTATCCACTTTTCAAAGCCACCGACGTAAAAATCAACAGCCCGTTGCCTTTCTTCTGGTAAATGCTCGTCGTCGGAAAACATTTTTACCTCTGGCAGTTCGCTTTCGTCGGGTTTGTTCCAACGTTGCGCTACCGCCTCTCTGCGAATTGCTGAAATTTTTTCACGCTTTTCAATGTTATCCAGCACCCGCTTTGAAGTGATTACGCCTTTTTTCGATATAAACGTGTCGCAATTCTTGATTACCTCCTGAATTTTCTCAACGTCGGTATGTAGGTTATACGCAATTCCGTCAATGTCAGATTCTTTGATTTTGCCGCCGTTTTCGTGCATAATCTCTACAAGACACCAATAAATGCCGTAGCCCTCTAAGCCGCATTTCATTCGCAAATTACTTAGATTATCGCGCGAATAAAAATCGTGAGAAAAATATAGTTTATTTTCACTACTCATAGCAGCCCTCCAATATTGAGTTCCTTTAACTCGACAATCAATTTCGGCTCATTGCCGTAATATTTTTCTGCCGATAGTCGAATAACTTGCGTATCGTCTTTGTATGCTACCTTGTTCAAAGCGTCGCATACGCATTTAACGACGTTATCAATATCGGGCTTTGTTGTAGGTCGGAGCGTACAGTTTAACGCCTCTGCCTGTTTTTTCTTGCTGAACGATTTTGGGATAGCGTAAAACGCTTTGATTGTTATTTCTAACGGACATTCCCAGAACGGCGTTTGTTTGCCGCGCAGGGCTGTAACGAAAGAAAGCATAATAAGGTTTTCATAACTTGCCGTTTTTTCAGGTGTATAAGCCTTTGCAAACCCGCCTCTTATCGTTACTCTTGCCCGCTGCTTGCCCTGAGGTTGTCCTAAAACCTCAAAAAACATATCAACCCTCCGCAGTATCGGAAACTGCCTGTGCTGCACCTAACAAGGAATTTTCGGGGGCGTCCGCTTTCAATTCCTGAGCCTTTTGTTCGGCGGGTGTGATATAATCTTCGGGTGCGACCACATAATCGTCGCTATCTTCCATAGCCTTGCTGTCGTTTTCGTATGCCGTCTGCATATCAATGCTCATAATTCCCCACTTTGAAATAAGTTGACGGAGCATTGTTTTGTATGCCATAGCGTCAAAATCTTTGTACCAGAACGACGAATATTTCCACATTTCCGTTTCAGGTACTTTCCCCGCCTCGTAATCGGCGTAAGATACTTTCGGATATTTGCCGCCAGTTCCGTTAAGGCTGAACGCCTTTGAATACTTATCGGCGTGTACAAGCATTTTCTTTTTCGACCAATACAACGTTTTTATGAAACCGTTGCAAAGTTCAAACATTGCATAATATCCGATTGTAGGCTTTGCCTCGCGTTCCTCGTCGTCAGCAATAATATGGACGAATAATTCTTCCGTGAGCGGATCGTATTTTACGAACTCGCCCTCTTTTATCGCGATTACGTTGATTTTTTTGTAATTGCCAGAACGGATAGCAAGTTGAATGTACCCCTTGTAGCCAAGCACGAACGTTGCGACGGTTCGGTTATTTTTCTTATCGTCGAACGGTACGAGATACGCAAGCCCCAACTGCGGGGAAAGCGACAAGTTCAGCGCATTTGCAAGCAAAGCCGCCGATAATATCGTGCTGTTGTCGCACTCTTGCAAAGCAAGATTTGTGCTTGTTGCCGAAAGAATACTCGATACAAACTTTTGAGCCTCTTTTTCTGTGCCGAGCATTTTATTCAGGCTGGCTCTAATTTTTTCGCCTGAAAGAAACTGACTAACCGTAAGTTTCCCGCTGCTTGCCCTTGTCTGTAAACTGTTTGATACTGCCATTTTAGTGTCCTCCGATTATTTGATAATTTCGTATTTTAAGTTGTTTGCTTTGAGAAATTCGTCGAGCGCGTTTATCTGCTCTGCCGTTCCCGTTATCCTGAATGCGATAGAGAATTTCGGTACGCCCTCGTCTTTCTGCTGTTCTGGCTCTTTTACAGGCGGCTGCGCGGGCTGTTGTGCCTGTTGTTGAGCAACGCGCTGCTCTTCTGCCGCTTTACGCTCTGCGGCGGCTTTCTGAGCCTCTATAACCCGCTGCCGCTCTGCCTTTCTGCGTTCGTTTGTTCTGATAGCCTCTGTAAGCGAAAGTGTATTGTAATAAATCGTTTTAAGTTCGATGTCGTCCTCACTTTTAAGGGTTTCGATTGTCGCCAGTTCCTGAGAAATTTTATCCAGTATAGCGTCAATTTCTTTCTGTACGGCAGGCATTTTTACGGTAGCGTTAAGCCATTTTGCATTGTGTATTTTTTCATACCCGACAAACGGTTTAAGCCCAACAGGAATATTGTCCTCGAAATATGCCTTAATTTCCGCAAGTTTTTCTTCCTGCTTTTTTATTTCGTAAGATTTAACCTGTTCGTCGATTGCCAACGCAACACTTTTTACCGCTGAACTAACCTCGTCCACTTCCTTTTTGAATTTCTCATACGGCGCAGCGTAAACCTTGCCGATTCTGATACGTTCGCTATCAAGTGATTTCACGAAGTTGTTTAACGCGGCTCTATCCGATTTCGCCTCTGCGATAGAGTTTTCGTCGTAAACTTTACCTTTGTAATTTTCAAGGCTTTTGTTTACCTGTGCCAAAAGTTCCGCATTGTTCCACGCTATAAGTTTCGGCGCGAGTTGTTCGATAGGGGTGCTGAGCACCAGTTCCATAGTTGCCATTTTATAAGTCCTCCGATTTAATTAAAATTTTTTAGATTTGTGGTAGCAATAACGGCGGTCGCCGCTTGCTTTTTACACATTCCCAGAACTCCCGTTCTTTTTCGTCGAGATATTTCATATCGTCCGATACGGACGGATCGGAAATGCGAATTATTACACGTTTGCATTGCGTCGCTATTTCGCCGTTTTCGTCTTTCCAACGAAACTCAGGGTTTAATACGTCGAACGTCCTGCCCGTTACCAGCATTTGGTGCAAAACCTGAACGTAATATTGCTGCGGCACTTTGCCTTTCCAGTTTTCCCAGACTGCCGACGCGCTTGCGTCAACTGTCTTTCCCTCGTATATTCCGAGTTCGCCGCTCGAAATATCTGTAAGTTCGCCGTCCAGACTTGCGAATTGAAAACCGTCTTTCAGGTAAACCGTTTGCTTATCTACTTTGACTTTGTATTTGTCCGCATACTGCAAAGCGAATAATTTGACGAGCGGCGTTTCGGCTGCCGTGCCATACCTGACGTGTTCATTGTCCGAAAGGTTTTTCGGCTGCCTTAGTCCGACTTTTTCCTCCCAGAGTTCTACATTCGTAGTCCACTTTGACAAACCGAGTACCGCCGCCGCGTCGCTTGCCCCTATTCCCTTACGCCTGAACGCCAGCCATTCGGGGCTATTGTGCTTTAACTTAATTTTCTCTACGCTCATACCGATTGCCTTGCAAATTCTTTGAAAACTTTTTCCCGTTCGATACGTTTTTCTGCCACGCTCGCGTCTTTCAATTCGGGGTGTTCTTCTTGAATTTTGCGACGGCAACGCGTAATGCTTTCAAGTTGTCTGAGTTCGCCGCGTTCCGACAATTCCGCAAACGGTCTGGACGTATCAACGCCGATACGTTTCAAAACGCCCATAACTAATGCGGTGTCGTTTCTGCGCGCACTTTCGTTCTCGACAAGTTCAGCATATACAACCGTTTTCAACTCGTTAAGTCTTTTCATATCCGCTTTACCTCCTGTGTTTATTTTCCCATAAAACGGGCTTTTTGCCCGCTTTGGCTCTTTTGTAGTCAACAGCAAATGCTGCAATCATTCCCGCCGTTAAAACGACGATTATTGAAATTAAAACTATGTTAAGTATCATTGTTTCCCCTCCGACTTGAAATAATTTTTGATTTCTTCGAGTTTTTTTGCTGTTAAGCGCGGTAACACTTTGCCTCGCCCAAAGCACTTATGGCAAACGCCATTGTCAACCTCCGTGTAAGCAACAGATTGAGCATAACTTCCGCTGCCACCACAACGTGGGCAAGCAACAGCAAAATGGCGCAATGCTTTACGAAATGCTATCCCGTGCAATTCCTGCGGGGTTTTAAGCGTCGTTTTGTCTTTGCTTTCAATGTCTGGAAACACCGACAAAATAAGACTTCGCTCGGTATCCGTCAGCATTTCAAACTTAATATCCCAGAATTTCCGTATCGCCTCGTCGCCCGTATATACATTTTCCGTTTCGTAACTTTTCGTCTGCTCCTCAGTAATTCCGCAATACGCCTCTGTTTCAGAACCGTTCGGATAAATAGCCTCAAAATAAAACGCAGGGTGCGTATAATTCGTTTTATAGGTTACAAGTTTTGTAATTCTCGCGTCTTTCATTGACTTACCTCGTTTTTCTCTACCGCTTTGATTGATTCGACCTTACAGCCGCCTAACGCGCATATACGCTTTACTGCGGCGATTGCCGATTTTTCAGTCGTTCTCACGTTTCCAAGCGGCGCAAAAGTATACGAACCGTCCGCGTTTTGATTTGAAAAATTGTTTGTCCGACCACTTAGAAATACCGTGATTTTGTATCTTTTATCCATAGCCGCCTTAAAGCCCCACCATTACGTCGCGAACGATTGCCGAAAGAGAATCTGCTGTAACGTTTACGTCTGTCGTATAGCCGTTCTCGTAAATAAGCGTTACAATTTCGTCGTGTTCGCTTGTTTTGCGATAGACAACGTTTACAACGCCAATACCCAACGCCACTACAAGCGGTTTCAAATACTTGTCTACAAATGCAGGTTTATCCTCTTTTTCGTATGTTGCGCTCTGCCCGAACAATGTAATAAGAGAGTTCTCACGTCCTGTGAGCGGCAGTCCGAGTGTCTGTTTTGCCATTGCCCGCCTTAAATCTTCTTTGAAAATTCCGAATTGCTTTACCGTCTGAGTGTTCATTTTTATTGCCTCCGTTTTTAATCGTTGTGATTTGCGATATACTCTTTAAGCGCGATTCTTAAAATGTCGCTGAACGTCAACTCTTGCGCTTTTGCGATTGCCGTTGCGGTTGCGTAGGTGTCTTTGTTTATCCATACGCCGATTTGAATTTTGTCGCCGCGCATTTTCTTCGTGTTCTTCGTTGCCATATCGTACCTCCTCGTTTTGAATATAAAAAATAGGCTTACCAGTTAAGGTAAACCTACTTGCGAGCAATAAAAAAATGGGCTCACCGTTTACTGGCAAGTCCATTGTATAATATCAAAAAAAAAATATTATCGTATATCGAAACAATTGAAACTGAATTAACTTTGTTCAATATTATAGATAAGCACGAAGAAAAAAACGTTAAACTAATTAGCTCTTTATTAAAAAAAGACTATTACGCCGACGTAGTTTCAAGATATAACGTTTGCATGCAAAAGATTGAAATGCATAATAAAGAAATACTATCGTTATCATTTGCTTATAATACGATTTTGCAAACATACCCTATTCAGAAAATTTTAGATAATATTTTAGAATTTGACAGAGAAAAACTCGAAGAAATTTATTCCACAATAAAAAAAGTATATTCTTTCATTATTCCAAACTCTTTAAACAACAAAAAACAATATGAATTATACAAGCAAGATATCGAAAAAATTCTTAGTGATTACGATTTAGTAAAAGAGCAAAAAGAATTATTATTAAAAATTAGTGACGAAATTGAGCATTTACCCGATATTTATATCGATAGTGAAAACATTTCCGAATCATTAGGGAATGTGTTGAAACATATTGAAAATTATAAGTCTTATAAATGCAAATATTATCCCGTGCCAACGGTTAATGCTACCACTATAGAGGAACATAATGAAAAATTTATTGTAAATCATTTAGCCGATACTATTTTCAATGACGTAAACGGAAAAAGTCTTGATACCGAACAAAGACGCGCAATACTTTGCAACTCTAAATCGAATTTAACAATAGCCGGTGCTGGTTCCGGAAAAACACTAACCATTTGCGGTAAGGTTAAATATTTGTTGGAAACCAAGTTAGCAAGAAAAAATGAGATTTTATTGCTATCTTATTCAAGATCCTCTGCAAATGATTTAGAACAAAAAATAAATAAAGTTGCAAAAGGATTGACGGTTGAAACTTTTCACGCTTTAGGTCTTAATATTTTAACAGAATCAAGCGGACGAAAAAGAACCATTGAAGAACAGTTAAAAGCATATATAACGAAGTTCTTTGAAGACGAGCTAATGAAAAGCCCCAAAATTGCAAATGAAATTTTTCAATATATTACTTTATTTTTTTACGCAGCGCCGACCCATAAAAAAAAATACAAAGATGACGGCGAAATTTTTAAAGAATTAAAAACCCTTGATTTCAGAACCTTAAAAGACCGTTTAGGAAAATTATCAACCAATAAAAATAAACACGAAACACTTAAAAATGAATTCGTTAAAAGCAACGAGGAACTTGTAATTGCAAATTATCTTTTTATAAACGGAATAAATTACGAATATGAAAAGCCTTATGAAATAGAAACAAGCACAATCAACAAACGTCAATATACGCCCGATTTTTATTTACCCGATTATGGAATTTATTTAGAACATTACGGCATTGACCGAAACGGTAAAGCTCCACAATATGATAAAAAGGCAAGTGATGAATATGTTTGCTCAATGCACTGGAAACGTCAAATCCACAGCGACCATAAAACCAAATGTATAGAAACTTTTTCTTATGAGTTTAATGAAGGAATTATTTTTGAAAAGCTGAAATCACGCTTATCAGAAAATGGCGTTGAATTTAAGCCGTTATCACAAACAGAAATCTTTAATGCATTGCACAACGTTTGCGCAGGCAGAGATTTTAATTCATTTTTCAATCTGATAATAACTTTTATATCCCTATATAAAGCGCAATTCAAAGATGATAGGGGTTTTGAAGAATTAAACACCCAATTAAAAGACAGTCTTTATGATACAAAACGTACTCGTTTATTCTTAGTTATCTGTAAAGACGTGTATAATTATTATATGCAAAATCTGAGAGAGGCGGACAAGATAGATTTCGACGATATGATACTGCAATCGATTGATACGCTCGATTCCTCCCCTAATTTTAAATACAAATATATTATTGTAGATGAATTTCAGGATATATCACAAAGCAGAACAAAATTTTTGCAAAAACTCATTGAACATGGAAACTCCAAACTCTTTGCCGTTGGAGATGACTGGCAAGCAATTTACCGTTTTGCCGGATGCGATATAAATGTGTTTTTAGATTTTGAAAAAATTTTTACAGGAGCAAAGCTTAATTACATAACTTCTACATATAGAAATTCCGCAGAACTCCAACAAATAGCAGAGCCTTTTATCACGGCAAATCCATATCAATACAAAAAACATATAAAATCTGCTAAACATCAAGAAAAGCCTATAAGAATTATTTATTATAAAAGCAATAAAGCAATGGCTCTTACAAAGGCATTAAAAGATATATCCGACATCAATCCTAACGCAAAGGTTTTAGTTTTAGGTAGAAACAAACGAGATATAGATCCTTTTATATGTAAAGAAATTCAAGTATTCGAACATAAAACGATAAAGCATTATGACTTCCCCAAACTTGAAATATCCTATAGTACCGTCCACGGGTCAAAAGGTTTAGAAAGTGATTTTGTTATTTTAATAAGTGGCGAAGACGCGCAAAACGGTTTTCCCAATAAAACCGAAGACGACAATATTTTAACGCTTTTACTCGGCAAGAAAAACAACTTTAAATACGCTGAAGAACGTCGTTTATTTTACGTCGCTTTAACAAGAACCAGATCAATTGTCTATTTGCTTTCTGAAAAAAGCAAATCTTCCGAATTTATACAAGAAATAAAAGATAAGTGTTATATTGTGGAAGATGAAAACAAAGAAAAAGAGGAAAGTAAATATTCTTGTCCTTGGTGCAAATCAGGGCATTTGGTGATAAAAAAATCTGAAATTGACGGGAAAACTTTTTATGGTTGTTCCAACTTTCCCTATTGTTCTTACTCAAACAACGATATGAAAGCTGTATATTACAATAATCGTTGTCCGGAATGCGGAGATTTTCTTGTTTTGAGAAGAGGTCGATTCGGAACATTCTTTGGTTGTCATAATTATCCGCGTTGCAAGTTTACGCAGCAAAATATAGAAAAAAAGAAGGAGCAAACCGATACCGATAAATAA